TCAGGCATCGCCATTTTTTTTACCGTATCGGGCATCAAAGGCTTCATGCAAACGTTTCTCCACCACCTCCCGCATGTCGGTCATTCGGTACAGGATAGCGTTTCGAAATACGCATTCCTCCAAATCTTTCCTTTCTGGAGGGACGTAAGGGACGGGTTCGTCGTTGTCGACGCGACCGAAATCAAACAACCTGTCGATCAAGTATCTGAGTATCGCGATGTCGACTGCGGCATCCTTGTAATAAACCGGTCTTGCACGTGTTTCGTCTAAATGCCTGGCTTCAAAAACTTGGAGATGATTGACCAGTTCGCGCACACTTTCATAAGACTGCGCATCAATTGCCTCTGACACCTGCATTAGCGTTTCTATAGGAGCGACATCCAAAGTGACGGTGTCAAATTTCCCATAGGCCCAAGCTGTAAAGGCCTGATCCGTAAATTTCGAAAGAAGTGAAAGTGCGCGCGGTATTCGTATTCGCGCTGACCGTTCCCGGCGTTTCATAAGGTCTCGATGCTTCTCCCTATCATCTCGCAGTTGGGCGGCTTGAATCCGAATCTGAAGAAGGATGAAACTTGCAGCCAACATAGCCAAAAGGCCGGAAACGAGGGTCTGCCAGTCGTAGAGCCAAGCGATAAAGCCCTCACGTTTGGGCTGGTGTGACCATGTTGCGATGGTCTGCAGACCATCTAGATAGATTTCCCAATTCTCCACCGCTGCCCCCTTGGGTAAAGTCGCCTGCGACACATTAAGACTGATTCCGGTGCATCGCTATATTCGAGATAATCACCTCCTTGACCGCCTTGCTATGACCCCGGCCGGAGACTGAATAAGTGCAATCGACCTCCTCGATGTCGAAGGAGGCGAAGGTTTCGAAGACGCCTTGAGCCGCGTTCAACGAGAGAATGAAGCGACCCTTTAGGCTGGCGAGCACCCCGGCCATTTCGGCAAAATCTTCCCGGCTGAAGACGTCCTTGCCGTAGTCGCCCTCATTACCCCAATAGGGCGGGTCCAAGTAGAACAGCATGCCCGGCCGGTCGTAGCGCTCTATGAAGCTGCGCCACGGAAGTTGCTCAATGACGACGCCGGCGAGGCGTTCGTGCAGATCGGCCAGCAGGGGTTCCAGCCGCGAGACGTTGAAGCGTGAATAATGCTTATCCACGCCGAAGCTCCGGCCGCTCACCTTGCCGCCAAAAGCCATGCGCTGAAGGTAGAGGAAGCGAGCCGCCCGCTCCAGATCGGTGAGCGTCTCCGGCTTGGTATCCAAGAGGCGGTTAAACTCGCGCCTGGACGCAAGCGTGAAGCGCAGTTCATTGATGAAATAAGCGTAGTGCCGTTGCAGCACCCTGAAGAACGTCGCCACGTCGCCGCTGAGGTCATTGATCGCTTCGAAAGGTGGCTGGCGATCGCGTCTCAAGAAGACGCCGCCCATGCCGACGAAGGGCTCCGCGTAGCCGTCATGAGGCGTTGCGTTGATCTTGCGAATGATGGTTTTGGAAAGAATGCGCTTGCCCCCGACATAAGGGGCGGCGGGAGAGACCGGGGCGACCGGATGCAGATTCACCATTTCAAAAAACTCACGAGTCAGTCACAAGACTCCCGCCCTGCAGGGCACGGGTGCGACGGTTATCGTGTGTTGCTGTCGGGCGGGTCGCGACGCCAATCAAGGCCCGCCGTCAGGGGTGTTTCAGCACCCTTGGCCGCCCGGTTATGCCGGGGCGGCCGCGAAGTCCTCTTGCGGTTGGTCCGGATCGATCGCCCACGGGGCCAGCGCCTCGGGCACGATGCCATCCACCAGCAGATTGACGTGATAGCCGGGCACTGGGGCGGTGAGCGGCCATGCCTCGCCGGTCTCGGCATCGGTCACGGTCCCGCCGGCCGGGCGGCGCACGATGCCGTCGCCGCCGACCACGGACAGGACGAAGCGGATGCCGTCCAGATCGCCATCGTCGGGCAGGCGCGGATTATCATCCTCGGTGAGCCACAGCCCGATGCCGGTTTCGGAGAGGATCGCCAGCGCCTCCGCCGCGTCGTCGAAGCGCAGAAACAGGGTATCATGCGCCATAAGGCACCGCCTTTCCGGGGAGAGCTACATTTGCGGCGCGGCCCGGCCAGCCGATCAGGCTGAAATGATGGCCGTCCATATAATTTCCGATTGTCCGCCGTCCTAGAAGAATGGCGGAACGATCAGCGTCTAGTGGATCGTTGTTGCTGAATTGTGGGCGAGAATTAAAGGTTATGGCCTTGCCGGTATTGTCCCAAGCACCGATGCAGCCCGCACTTTCCCACGGTTCGGAAACCGCAGGCGCCTGAGAAAGCGTTGCAGAATGCCCGATGCACGGGCTGCCGCTCGCCGTTATGCCCATTAAACGCTGTGCCGCGCCGCCGATGAACACGCCTATGAGCGCCGGATCGATACGGCTAAGACCTTGCACTTGCGAAAGCAACGTCGCCGCCTCTCGCTGAAGTACTGCCGCTGCGCGAGGCGTGAGTTGAGCAAGATCGGGTGTGCGAGTAAGGGTCGTACCATAAGTCTTGATTGGTGACGAAGCCGCCGCCGATTTCTCGACCTGGGGAAGCCCGATGCGAAGCGTGAACTCCACGGCATCGCCCGTCTGCATGTTGGCGGCGATCGACATTGCGCAATAGGCCGTGTCCGCCGGCACGGTGCCGCCGAGGGGCGATGCCGTGATCGTATACCGGATGAGCGTGTCCGTCAGCGCTACCGGCACGTTGGCGGTAACGCCGTTGGCGGACCCGGCACTCAGCCTCGGATGGATGCGCAGCGCCGCGCCGCGAGGCAGCGCTCCGTCGACCAGCGCCAGATAGACGGACCCGGTGACGATGTCGTCGCCCGTGGCCGCGATGCCTGTCGTGCTCTCCGGCAGCACGGCGATCGCGTTGTTGCTGCCCGCCGTGCCGCTGAAGCGGATGTCCACATAGTCGATGCCGCCCGATATGCCCACCGCGACGACCTCGACGAAATCGAGGGGCAATTGCTCCCACAAGGTCCATCTCGTCGGGATAGCACCGCCGGAGCCGATCACCCCGACCGTGGCCCCCTGCATGGTGTTGTTGCGAACCAGATTGGTGCCCGGTCCTTCCAGCAGCAGCCCGCACGTGCCGTGCGTATAGTCCCACGGGACCGTCTGATAGCTGAGCGTGCCATCCGGACCTGCCACCCACTTGCCGGAGGACACCAGATCGAAGACGTCCTCGAAGGCAACGACCCGCATCGCGGCCGCGACATCCGCCGCCGAAGCCGACAGGATGTCCTCCGGCGCCATATCCGGCAGCGCATAACGGCCGCGCACGAAATCCGCGATCAGGCCGGGGCCGAGATCGGCGCCGCCGTCGATGTTGGGGACAAGCCATTCCGGCTCCAGCCAGTATCGCGCGGCATTGAGGGCATTGATCCGCGCCCGCGCCACATGCCCGCGCGACCAATCAGCGATCGGCTCCAGCGCCGGATCGAGCATGGGGATCAGCGCATTGAGCTTGATGCGGGCGTCCTCCCATTCCTCGGGCGTATCCGGCCCTGAAAGGTATCCGTCGCCGGCAAGCCCGTTGGCGATGGCGACGACCTTGGCCTTTACGGTCGCCTCCTCGTCGCCGTGAACAAGATCAGCGGTAATAGAGGTCATGTCAGCTCTCCTGCTCGTTGCGGACCCACCTGGCGCGATCCCACCAGACGCCGTCGTCATCCCAGCGGCCGGAGGCAAGCACCCAGCGCGGCGCGGGCGTCTGTTGCGGCACGGCGCCGGCCGAGGCGAGCGGGAGCACGGTGGAAAGGATCAGCGGTCGGACGATCGTCATGCGCTCGCCCTCACGGTCACGGCATCGCCGCCGGCATTGCCCCGGATTTTAACGCGCAGTTCGGGCATCCAGGCGAGCCGCAGAAACGCACCGGTGCGGATCGCCCAGGACGTGACGGCCGCCCATTCGGCGGCGGCGTCGACGCGCGCCTCGACGTCGACGATGACGTGTCCCGGCCCGGTGGCCTGGAGGATGGTCTCGCCCGGCGCCGGCTCGAAAGCATCGCTGCTGGCCGTCTCGGCCGTGGTGGTGATGACAAGGCTCATGATCGATCTCCGTTAGAGTTGGCTGGCCCAAAGCCAGAGGTCATCGAACTGCGCGGCCGGGATGTCGAGCAGCGCGGCAAGATCGTCCATGGCCGGGTGGTGGCGCTCGTAGAGGGTCGCCTCGGCGATCTCGATACGCAGATCGAGCGCCGCCTCGGTATCCCCCATCGCATCGACAAGGCCGAGCACCTGATCCCTGGTGACGCCGATCCGGGCGGCCGCCAGCCAGAGCTGGCGCGGCGTGAGCGGTGGCAGTGGCGCGGGGGGATCGCCGGCCGGAGCCGGGGCCGACCACAGCGCCAGCACGCCCGCCGCTTCGATGACGCCGGCGGGGACGGCGAAAATATGGGTCTCGCCGGTGTCGTCGTCGGTAATGGTCCAGAGATTGTCATGGAGATGGGTAACGGCGATCGTCATGGCGTCCTCACAAAAATGTCAGTCTGTATTCCACGGGTGACGCTGTGTCGGTGCGGCGACTTTCGATCTGCACGACGCCGGGGACATTTCCGCCGACGGTCACGTTTCCAACTGTGCCGGTTGTCCCGGTCAGCGCCGCCGTAGATGTCGCCAGACTTGCGCCACCCATGGCCTTCTCGAATTGAGGGCTCGTCCCTACGTCCCACCACACAAGGCCCGACCAAGCATGTTGCGGAAAGGAGCCTGATGGAGATGTGGCGATAAACAGCCAGCCGCCAGTCCTGGGAGCTGGTATGTTCGCTACGGCATGTTGGGCTATCGTCACGGCGACGACCTGATAGCCATCGACACGCATCCAGGAATTCGGCCACGACCCATCCGTCACGTTGGACCATCGCTCATATATTTCGCCGGAATTGAGCATGAGGCGCTGCCACTTACCCGCAGGAAAAGACCTGCCGCGCATCTCCAGAATCCCGGCATAGGCTGCTGTACCACTCGGCCCGTTCGCCCAGGTCCCGGAGACCGTATAGGTGCCCGGCACGACAATCGGGTTGAAATCGCCATCAGCAAGCCCGACGTCCGCCGCCGATGGCGCGGGTGCGGCCCCGCCGAACACCGGGCCGAGCCTGCCGAGCAAGGTCAGCATCGTGTCGGCGGCGATGATGTCGCGGCCCTTGGCCTTGAGGTCCGTCAGCGCCGCCGCGCCCGCCCCGGTGAAATAGGCCAGCTTGTCCTGGGCGCTCTCCAGCCCGGCAAGCGCGTCGAGGTTGCCGCCGGAGAGCAGATCGATCAGGGCGCGGGTGCGCTGCTGATAGCCGATCTCGTCGGAGACCGCCCACACCTCGTAATAGGCTCCGGCGGCCGTCGCGCCGGGCCACGGCCGCGCCAGCGTCAGGCTGGTGGCGCTGTTGACGGCGGCGATGCGGCAGCAGACGCCGGCGACCCACAGGATGTCGTCCGCCTTGATGTTGCCAGCCCAGGCGGTGTTGACGCCGGTGACGGCTGCCTGCCCGGCGGTGACGCTGACCGTGCCGACATTGTAGTGAGCGGCGAAAATCATTCGTGGTCTCCTTCAGGCGGCGCGGGCAGCGCGGCGTCATGGTCGGCGAGCGCCGTCCGCATGCCGTCATGCGCCGCCGCCTCGATGGCCCGGTCGCCCGTCGCGCCGGCCAGATCGACCTGCACGATGGCAGACGGCTCCTTGGCCCGACCCTCGGCCTGCGCCTGGAGCGTGTCGCGCTCGGCTACGACCTGCGCCAACTCCTGCTTGAGTTCGTGGATCGCCTGCGCCTGGATCAGGCTGCGACTGCGGAGGTAGTCCGCCTCGGCGCGGGCCTCCGCGAGGGCGACGGCGGGATGGATGTCGATTTTCTGGTTCATGCGGACGGGCCTCACGGGTTGTAGTTGAGGGGATAGTTGCGAAGATCGACGAGCAGGGCGAGCAAGGGCGCGGCGTTCCAGTAACCATTCGCGGCATCCCACCAGCCGTCCGAATAGCCGAGCGAGACAAAACCGGTTGTCAGGGTGTTGGGGGCCTTGAAGTAAAAGCCCTCGCGGAAGAGATACATGCCGTCCGTGTCCCACGGCGACCCCCACTGACCATCCTGACCGGTGGACGTGGAGCCCATGCGGGAACAGGGCAGCATGACCCCGATTTTGTCGGACAGGGCCGCGATTTCTGAAATGTCGTGGTCCTTGTAGTGGCTGAGTGCGTCCGTCCAGTCGGTGTCGAGCTGCATCGCGCCGATGACGCGCATGCGATACCAGCTCGAGTGATAGACCACGGCGTAATCCCTTGCGGGGTCGCGTATCTCCAGGCCGCGCGGTTCGGTTGGCGGCGACCAGTCGTCGAAGATGAAGTATTCGATGCCGGCCGACTGATCGAGGTTGTACCAGACGAAGACACAGATGTTGCCGAGATGAAATCGCCCGTATTCAACCGCGCAAATGGTGTTGTGGTCCCCGAGCGGCCGCAAGACGCAAACCGGACTGATCATGCCGGACACGTCGATGGTGGCCCATCGGGCGGGGCTATATCCTCCTGTCCACGGCGAGCCGGAGAAGTAAAACCCGGTCGTGAAGTCCGAAGGCAGGAGGATCCCGCTCTTGCGCAGGTGATAGTTGCTATAGCCGGGATCGATCTGTGCGCCCCCGCCGCCCGGAAAAAATGCCTGAAATCCGACCGGCATCAGAAGACCCCCACGTTAAGATAAATACCGCCATATCCGCCATAAAGGCCCGCGTCGTATTCGTAGAGGATCGACCGGCCGATGGCCGACTGGCTCATCGGCCACGTCCACGAAACGGTTGCGCCGGCAATCGTCACATCGGGGGCGTAGGTGACGGGGCGGCTCCCTGGCGAAAAAAAGAAAAAGGGTGTCGCTCCGGCAAGGCCCGGAACGATAATGGAGCCCGCAGGATACGGATCGCCTGCCGGCCCCGTGACGTTGATTTCGGGGATAAGGTGGCGGTGAATCCGGCGCGAGAACCGCGTCGTGATGTCGTCGCGGATCGTGCCGTCTGGATTGAACACCTGGACGCCAGCCTTGATCATTCTTCCCATACCCCCCATCGAACGACGACACCGTTGTCTGCGTCATAAACGCGATTGTCGGCGCCGATGGTTTCCGTGCGCGCGCCGGCGAGGCTGGAGCGGATGGTGACTTGCCCCTCCGGCGTGATGATCACCCGGTTGTTGATGTTGAGGTTCATCGACGTCACCGTTCCGAACCGGGCGATGTTGGCCTGAAGGCCGTTCGCGTCGACGACGAAGGGGAACTCCGGTTGACCGTTGACGAGGAAAGCAAACTGGTCGGCGGTGAACAGGATACGGCTCTGCCCGCCCGCCAGCGCGTCGAGATACAGGGCGGCCGCGCTGGTGCTGCTGCCGCCGGTTGCGGCCACACTGAGGCCGATGCGGGCAAGCGCGCCGGCCGGCGTCGCCTCCGTCGTGACGCGGAAAAGCCCCTCGGCACTGAAGTTGTCCACCGTGCTATCGAGCGCCACCAGCGCATTGCCGAGGGCCTCGACCTCGCCGTCGATATCGTTGACCTGCGTTTGCAGCAGCGACAGCGCCGTCGACGAGGCCTTGCCGGCAACGACCGTGGCGAGATCGACCACATCCTGCGATACCAGACTGATGCCGCCCTCGGCCGCCGTCACCCGCGTCGTCAGCGCCGACAGGGCGGCCGAGGTCGCCGCAAGGCCGCTCGCCGGATCGTCGATCGCGGCGGTGAGCTGCTCGATGCTCTGCACGATGGCCGAGCCCGGCCCGGTGGCGGCAACGATCGCCTCGCCATAGGCCGCCGTCACGCCGTCGCGTGTCGAGATCAACTCACGGCGGATCTCGCGCACCTCGCTCCAGCCGCCGGCATCCGCCTCGGTGGCGAGCACCGCGATCTGCCGGGCGGCGTCGACGAGCTCGCGCAGGCCGCGCCCCATCCAGGCATCGAGATCGGCCCGCGCCTCGTTGACCGCATCGACCAGCCCCGGCGTGTAAATGTCGAGGGTGGTCAGCAGCACATCGGGCGTTCTAACGGGCACCCACCCGAACCACTCCTGGATCGTGAATAGTTCGGACACATAGCGGACGTTCACCTCCAACCAGGTGTTGGCCGGGATGTTCGCGTCGACGATCCACTCAAAAGGTGCCTCGTAGCGATAGCGCGCCCCGCGCAAGAGCATCTGCCCGGTGGATTGCACCCGCACATCCACCTCGATATGCGTTACCCCGTCCATGCCGGCCGGAACCTTGATCCCCACCGCCGGCCGCCGGTCGCGGCCCTCGTTGTCCTGTACCGAGGCCGGGTAGACATCGACGCCGGTGATGACTTGCACCGGCGGATTGATCTTGCCGATCCAGCCGGTGACGGGCGGGATGGTGTATTCCGGCGGGTCGTAGTCTCCCGGCTCCAATTCCTTGATGATCACCCGCTGAAGCGATCCCTTGAGCCGCCTGATATGCTCGATGAAAAACAGCTTGTCCTGGTACGAATTGCGGTCGGACGTCCAGGCGACGACATCGCCGGGCCGCAGCAGCCGCGCGATCGGCGGCAGGGTGAACTCGTGGGTGATGAAGCGCCGTCCCTCCTCGTTGAGGGTCTTTTGCAGCGCCTGCGCCTGCTCGCCGTAGGGCACGGCCCGGAAGGCGAATGTGTTGGTCAGCCAGCGGCCGTCCTCGGTGACGAAGGCGTCGTCGGAATGCTCCGGCGCGTCCTTCATGTTCCAGCGCGATTCCGGGTCCGGCCAGGTCGCGGTAATGACGTTGTGGGTGTCGGACAGGCTCGGCCACGGGTCGAGCTCGCGCTCGGCGCTGATGATCACGTCGAGGTCTGTGAAGCTCCAGACCGGTGCGGCGGGTGCGCCGACCAGCAGGTCCAGTTGCCCGTCCGCCAGCACGAAGCGGCCGTTGCAGCCGAGCCGCAACTGCTCGATGACGTCCATCGGCGAATCCGCCACCGAGATCTCCGCGCCGCAGCGGAACTGCGGCCGTCCGTCGATCTCGCGGTCGCATTCGTTCGCGGCCGCCATCCAGCCGGACGCCGGCAGCCGGAACCCGCTGACGTTCTGCCCACCGTAGACCCATTGCCCGCCGGCGGAAACACCGCGCGCGATGTTGTAAATAATCACCGCATTGTTGTAGCTCGGCTCCCAGGTCGATTGATCGTCCCAGCGGTGATCGCCGTCGCCGCCGATGGAGCTGTCCTTGCGCAGGTCGTAAAACCTGAGCGGCGCCGGCTCGGCCAGCATCGCCGGGTTGCCGGAGAACAGATCAACGTTGTAACGGGCGGTGACGATCAGCACCTGCTTGCCGCGCCCGATCATCGTCGATTTCCACGGCCGGTCCGGATCGTTGCCGAATTTTGCCCGCAGATAGGCGTCGGGCTCGGTCTGCGTGCCGTCCAGATATTTGACCCACAGCCAGTAACCGCCGCCCTTGTAAAACTCCTCGACCGGATAGCCGCGCCCGTCCGCCTCCGGCTGGTCCCACAGGATCGTGCACTTTTCCTCCCCGGCCCAAAGGCTGATGACGCCTTGCGGCCCGGCATGGGAGGCGATGGAGCCGATCTCCAGCACGTCGACGAAATAGGCGTTCGGCGTGTTTCCCGCGCTGCCCCATGAGCCCCAGTATTTGCGCTTGCCCGCCGTGGCCCGCGAGCCGACGACGAAGGACAGCGGCAGGTCGTCGCCCGTCTCGGTCTTGAGGACGATGCCGATCGGCTCGCTCTTCTGCTCCTTGTTGAGCAGCTTCGAGATCGCCATGTTGAGCAGGCCGACGACGATGCTCTTGGCGAAGCCGACGATGACGCCGCCGATCCACGAACTCGCGGCGAAGGCGGAAATCTTGGCGCCGATCGCCGCGATCGCGCCGAACACCGGCGCCGCCTCAGCCGGCAGAACGGAAGCGGCGAGGAAGAAATAAAGGGTGTATAAAAGGACTTTGAGCCGCATTCACCCCACCCTGAAGACGAGACGCGCGGAAAGAAGATCGACCGTGCCGGTGCCCGATCCGGTCAGCACCATGATCCGCGCGCCGATCACGACGCCGAGCGCGTCGAGCGCCTCGCCGGTCGGCACCAGGGCGATGTCGCCGAGCTGGCCACGCGAGGGGTGCAGCGCCGGCAGCATCGAGCGGCCGAGGGCTTCGAGATCCGTATAGCCGTCATCGCGCAGCATGCGTAGCGCCGAGGCCGCCGAATCGTAGCGGCCGCGCCACGGCGCCGCGACGTCGACGCCGGTGAGCGCCTCGATCGCTCCGGCCGCGAGGCCGATGCCGCAGTCATGGGCGCCGTAATCGAGCGGGGCGGCCTTGATCGAGGCGAGATAGGCATGCAGGCGGACGCGCCAGTCGCGGCGGCGGGTGAACTCCATCATGTCGATTTCTGCCCCCACGGGATTTCCCAGTCGCCGACCGTGGAGGCGTAGAGCCCCCACTCGTCGCCGTCGCCATACTTCTTTTGGTCCTCGTAGGAGCTCTTGCGCCCGTTCACCCTGGTCAGCATCGACAGCAGGTCGGAAACGGTGCTGACCTTGATCGAGCCCTCGCCGCCATAGGCCGGCGTCTTGATCGGGGCCTTGTCGATCTCGCCGACCCAGTCGAGCAGCGCGCCCACCGGCATGCCTGTCGCCGGATGCATGTAGAGGGTGTGGACCTCGACACGGGCGAGCCGCGCCTGGTACTGGCGGATGAGCTGCTGGGCGACGTCCGCCACCTGCGACAGGTCGATCCGCACCGGCCGCACGGTCATGTCCGTCGAGCAGGCGATGTCGCCGACCGAGATCAGCGCGGCGCTGTAATAGTCGCGCGTCTCCTCCGCCCCGGTGAGGCCCGACGTCACCGTAAAGGACAAATCCTCGGACCCGTCCCACAGCCCGACGCCGACCGGCTCGCCCGTCGCCCGGTCCTTGACGGTGAAATACACCAGCTTGTGCTCCTTGTGCCCGTCGACGGGCGACCGTTCGAGCAGCTCGACAAGCGCGGCGGGGGCGTTGATCATAGCGAGATCCTCCTGCCTCGTTTTTCGATCACCTGAAACGACGCATTCTCGGTGACGTCCTTTCTCGCCGTGCCCGGCCGGTGGCTGTCCTTGACGATCACCACCGGACAGGCCGGATAGACCAGCGTCACGGTGGCGCCGGCGACCAGCGACAACGGCAACCAGGGGAAAACCGGCACATCGGCCTCGCCGGCGGCACTTGCCGTCACATCGCGCGAAACCTCGACGAAGGCATATTGCATCGTCGGCTCGGCCGCGCCGCTCCAGGCGGCGTGATCGTGCCAGTAGCCGTCGTCGTTCCAGCGGCCCGAGGCCAGCACCCAGGGCTGCGGCGCAGACGGGCGCGCCGTGTCCCAATGCACCTGCATCTTGTCGCCGGTGGTCAGCTTGTAGCCCGCCGGCAGGCCGGTGAGCAGCGCCAGCGCCCGGCTGCCCGCGACGGCGCGGATGGTGACGGCCGCGCTGCCGAGGATCAACCCGCGCCAATCGGCCTGCGGCCAGGGCGAGGTTGGATCGCAGCACAGAAAGGCCTGCTGCGAGCCGCGCAGCGAGCGGATCAGCGCCGCCGCCTGCTTGAGCTCATTGTGATAGCCGACGCCGAGCGTCACCGGCGCGGTCCACAGCGGGTCCGCCAGTTCGGCCTGTCCGACATCGCTGGCGCCGGTGACGGAGATCTCGTCGTGGCGCTGGATGTCCCACTCGACCGTGGCGATCGGCAGGCGGGCGTAGATTTCCGAAAAGGGAAGCGGATTGCTCATACCGCCCACCCCGGCCGCCGGTCGATGTCCCGCACCCGGTCTGGCATCGTCCGGTCGTACTCCTCCAGCGCCTTCTGCATGCCGCGATAGGCCGCCTCCTCGATCTCCCGGTCGCCCCGCGCACCCTCAAGGCTCACGCGGATATCCGCCGAGCGCGGCCCGGCCGAAGCAGGCGCGGATGCGGAATTGCCGTTGGCCGCCTGATAGTAGGCCGCCGGCGACACATCCACCGCGCCGCCCTCCGCATAGCCGCGCCGCCCGAGCCGCATCGCCTCGACCACCGAAACGCCGCCCGCCCGCGCCACGTCGCGCTGCGACCACACCACCTCGCCGGCATGGACGATGCCCTTCGGCTCATGCACGCCGCCGGGGCCGGTATAGCCGCCATCCGATTTGCCGTTGATCAGCAGGCTTCCGAGCGTCGTGTTCGGCGCCCACAGCGAGCTCGTCGGCGACACCCCGCCGACCAGGCTGCCGAACCATCCGAGCAGCCCGCCGCCGGAACTCGCTCCGCCCGTCCGGGCAATATTGAGAATCTGCGAGCTGAAGCTCTGAAGCCCGCTGCCGAGATTGGTGAGGCCACTCGCCGCCACGTCCAGGCCGGAGCCGAGATTGCCCACGGCCCCGGTGACGCTGCCGGCGGCGCTGCCGAGCGAGCCGAGGCCGGACGTCGCCGAAGAGGCGCTGTCGCCGAGCTTTCCGAGCGCCGCGTTGAATTTTGCGACGTAGGCGTTGCCGGATGTGCCGAGGATATCCGTCGCAGTGCCGCTGCCGCCGACCGAACCGGGACCGCCGAACCATGCCTGCGCCGCGCCGGAGGCGCCGTACTGGCTGACATAACCGCCGAAGATTTTCTGGAAAACCGCATCCTGCGCCGAGACGGAGGAAAGGAACTGCTGCGGCGTCAGCGACTGGCCGAGCGCGCTTTGCGTCCAGGACGGGATGTTGGCGCCCATGACCTGATAGGCGCCATAGGCGCGGTCCCCCGATGACGTGATCGGCCCGAGCGCCGAATAGTTGCCGCCGCTCTCGATGCTCTTGATCGCCTGGGCGAAGAGGGAAAGATTGCCGGTGAGCGCCGAGTTGCTGTTGACGGCCGTGCCGGTGACGCCGGAAAGCAAGCCGCCAAGCCCGCCCGTCACCCCGCCATTGACCATCACCGTCGCCGCATTGACCGTCATCGCCCCGACGCCCTCGCCGAAGATCGACGACAGGATGCCGCCGTCCTTCTGCCCGCCGAGCAGGTCGGAAAGCGTGCCATAGTTCGTCCCGAACAGCATGTTCTTCAGGGGATTTTTAACGGCCAGCTCCATGAAGGTGCTGGAAAGGTCGGAAACGAGATCCTGCACGATGGACCCGAAATCGAAATCGCCGCTCGAAAGCCCGTCGAAGATCGTGTCGATCGCGCCTTCCCCGGCCGAGCGGTAGCGGGACCACGCATCAGTGGTCTTCTCCAATTCAAGGCGAAGCTGCGCTTCGGCGTCGGCCTGCTGGCGGATGGCGTCAGCCCACCGGCTGTTCGCCGGGATTCCTTCACGCTTGATCTGCTGTTCGGCCTGCAACAGCGCCAGCGCGCGGCGGCGCACCGCTTCCGATTCGCCGACCACGGCGATCTCGGCGCGGATCTGCGCAATGCTTTCGGACTGACCCCGCAGGATCGAGAGAGCGGACGCCTCCTTTTCTGCCGCCGCCAGACCGGCATAACCCTCTTTCAATTCGGCGATGACCTGATTCAGACGTTCCTTTTCCGCGCCTTCGGCAGCAGCAGCGGCGGCGATCAGCGGACGCAAGGTCGCCTCCTCCTCCAGCAGTCGATTGGCATCAGCCGCCATGATCGCACCGGCGGCGACCTGCGCGGCAAGGCGCTGGCGCGTCTCGATCTCGGCGCGCATGTCGGCCGCCTGGGCGGAGGCGCTCGCGATCGTCTCCTCAATGACACGATTGCGCGCGCGCGCCGCCTCGGCCAAGATCGTCTCGGCCGACACTTCCTCACCCGCCATTTGCAAGCGCGTCCGCCGGGCCTCCAGCTCGGCCCGCAACAAGGGATTACGCTCATTGGCGATCTGGATGTCGAGCCGGTCGAGCTCGGCATTGCGGACCTTGCTGTTGACCAGGGCATCAAGGACACGCCTTTGCGCGTCCAGCGCGGCCGTTGTCATATCGCGATCGATCCCGGTCAGTCCGCTCTTTGCGGGATCGAGGTCGAGCCCCGATTGCATCGAGGCGATGCTGTTGGTCAGCGACTGGCGGCGCAGCATGTCGGCGTTGACCGGCGATGCCTCGGCAGCCGCTACAGCCGCGCGGCTTTTCGCGATGTTTTCGGCTACGCGCCGACGCTCGGCCTCGGTCTCGTCCCGCTGGCGTTTTTCTTCTCGCAGCCGAGCCAGCTCTGCGCGATCCTCCGCAGCGTCATTGGCGGTCACGACGCGCGTAATGCCGCTACGGTTGCGGCGGGGTGCCGACGCAAGGCGGGTTTCCAGCGTGGCGATCTGCTCTTCCAGTGACGGGCCGGAAATGGCACGGTCAATAGCCCCGCCGATGGCGTCGCCGGCATTGCTGGCCCACATACTGACGGTCTGCCACGCCCGGCCGAGCGCCGTGGTGGCCTCCGATGCGATGGCAAGGCGATCCGGCAGACGGTCGAGCAAGACGGCCTGCGCCTCGGACACGCGATTCTGCGCGGCGAGATTGGACACCTGCCGGGCCGTGGCCGCATCGATCAGGCCGTATTGCTGGTACAGGGTCTGTGCCGCCTTGGCCGGATCAGCGAACATCTCCGCAAGGGCGCTGCCCGCCGCTGCCGCGTCCATACCCATGGTGACGGCGAAATCCTTCGAAAGCCCGATCAGTTCCTCGAAATGCTCCGATCCGACACGGCCGGTCCGCAGGAAAGCGGCCTGCATTGAGCGCGCTTCCTTGACCGAAATGCCGGCGGCGGCGGCCCCGGCCTGCGCGGACGCCTCCATCTCGGACGCGCTGCCCGCCACGGCCCGTCCGAGGCCGGAAGCGGCCGTCTCGACCTCCTTGGTGGATTTGAGATAACCGTTATAGGCCGCCGCGCCGAGCGCCACGGCGGCAGCCAGCCCACCGATGCCGACCGTCAGCGGCGTAATCGCGCTCATCGCACCGGCGGCCAGCGTTTTCATGTCCTTCAGGGCAGCGCCAAGCCCGCCCTGGCCGGCGTAAAGCTGCGCGATCTGCGGCCCCTGCTGCATCGCGATCATCGCGGGATTAAGGCCGAGCGCGGCCGTCTGTCCGATGTCGAAGAGCTGATAGGTCAGGTTCTGGCGACGGAACTGGTCGCGTCGGGCGTTGTCGTTGGACGCAGGCGGAACCGGGCGCGGCGGCGTAACCGGCGGCACTGGTGACGGCAGGGGTTCGGGGGATGGCGCCGACGCAGGCAGGACCGGCGCGGCGCCCGGCAGGGTCGCGGACGAGGCCGAGCCGGTCGGGCGCAACCCGAGCCGCCGTTCGACCTCTTCCCGCGTCTCCCATATCGTCGGACCGCCGGTCGATGCCTGGACAGCATGTTCCCGCGCCCGCCTTTCCTCGACCGCAAGGGTTTTGGCGGCATCGGCCGCTTTCCTTGCGGCGGCGGCGTCTTTTTCCAGCGCCACCGCATGCGCAGTGATTTCGCCGGCCCCTTTCCCGGCTTCGTCGGAAACGGAGGCGACCGCCGCCCTGGCCTCGTTGGTGGCGTTCTTCAGCGGCTGCGCGTTGCCGGTGAAGACCAGCGCGAATTCCATCTGCTGCCCGGCCATCAGCGCGCCTCCCCGAACACTTTCAGGGCCTCACGCTCCATGAGACGGACATCGCCGAAGACATGATCCGGGGATTTCAGGCGGCGCATGACCATATCAAGAGCGCCGTAGTCGAGGCCGGTCTCGATCATGCAGGAAAACGTCGCCGTCACCCGCCACTGCGTTTCGCAGGCGAGGAAGGCAAGCACGCTGTTCCAGTTTTCCGGCCACACTTCGAAACTCTCGCTTTTCCTAACGATCTGGTGCGCCTCGACCGGCGCACCGAGCAGTGCGAAATCCCTGGCCAGCCACTCATCGACCGCGGTCTCCCGGCTGGTGTCGGTGCGGCCGAGGCGCGCATGCGCCCAGGCGCGCGCGGCCGCCTTCAGTTTCCCAGGCTGGCCGCCTGACCGTTCAGGCTCTCGGCATAGGCGGCGAAAACGCCGGTCCGGAACCAGCTCTGCTGGAGAGCGGCACGGAAATTCTCCTCGGTGAAGGGCACCGGCCGCTTGTCGGCATCGACAACGTCCGCCCAATCCTTGCAGACCCGAAGGAGCTGGCGGCGTTCGTGTTCGACGCGATCCCGAAGGCTGGTCAGGCTGGCATAAAGCTCCTGACGCTCGACGGCCTCGTCCTGCTCCTCGGCCTCGAACAGGATTTTCAGCTTGCGTTCGAGGATGGCGCCCGGCGTTTCCGGGTCCGGAATGCGGACAATGACAGGCCACCAGTAGCGGATCGGGGCAGTCGCAAGAACGAAATCCATGATATTCTCCTCAAAAGGTCTCGAAGGTGGTTTGACGCACGCCGAAGTCAGCGAACGACGATGCTGAAATCGTCGAAGCCGGTGGTGGTGCAGAGGTCGAGCCCCATCGAATAGGTCAGGACGCCGTCGCTCTCGCCCGGTGTCGGCTCACCGAGCTCGACAGCCGAAGCCTGGACCTCGACGATGTTGCCCGCCGTCTTGCCGTGCTGCCACGCCAGTTCGCCCCGGGTGCGTTTCTTGGCGCGGTCGTAGAAATCGATGGTGCCGATCGGCGGCGCGTCGATCGTCACGTTGCCGGTGGCGCTCTGGTTGGTGATCAGCACGGCGGCACCGCCCTCGCCGTACAGGAAACGCGGCGTGATTGTGTTCCCAAAATCGAACGAAAAACTCTGGCCGTTGCCGGCCCAGCCGTGCAGCGTCGCAGTCGTGTTTTCCGGGCTGACCGGAAGCGGCGTGATCCAGCCGGCCGTGCTGACCACGGGGTTCGGCTGTGCGCTGATCGTGCCGAGCAGGCCGGTGATGCTTGCCCGCCCGCGCGGCACGGCCGTGGTCGACCAGGACGGTGCGAAATTGGCACGCGAGCCGAGGAGGATATGCCGTTCGCCGTCCATGACGAAATAGATGGAACCGGAATCCTGCGGATAGTCGGCACGCTCGTAAGTGACGCTGGTGTCTTCCTCGATCGTTTCCGTCATGCCGGCGATACGCATGACGGAGCCCCACAGCGGCGGCGTGCCGGGAATGCCGGAACCGGCGAGCTCGATGTCAGCTTCGAGCGTCGCGTAAAAGCCGGTGAGGATGACGCCCTGGTTGCCCATGTACGGCAGCAGCAGGTCGCGGGACAGGCGCTGCGCCGCCAGCGGACGGAAGGTCACGTTGGACATGATGATGCGGTCGGCGGCGACGGGACCGGCGTCAACACCATAGGTCGCCTCGATCTTGTTGAGGCAGGCCATCTTTCGGAAAAATCTCGGCGCATAAGCCATGGTCACTTGCCTTTCTTCGCGGAGGGTTCGGTGTCGGTCGCCTTCTCGGCCCCGGCGGTCTCGGCCGGTGCCGGGGCTGGCGCCGCAACGGATGCGGAGGCGGTTTCGTCAACGCGGGTGACAGCGCCGGTTTTCCGGTCGCGGATGTAACGGCCGCCGGGGCGCGGGGTGGTCATGTTCTCAGGCTCCCGTTAGAAATCGCGTGGTTTCCCACGTCTGGACATGGACGGTCACGTTGTTGCCGAGGGATGTGCCCTCGCTGGCGACCAACGAAAGGAGATTGCTGCCGTGTTCCGGCTCCCATCCGGCGAGCGCGCGCTCGATCGAACCCTTGATGGCGTCGAAGGCCGCAGCACGTTCCGCGCCCCTGACATCACCGTGATGGCGCACGACGAAGGCCACAAAGAACTGAACTTCGACGAGCTGGCGGAAACCGCCCGTTGCCAGCCTGTTCGGGCGGCCACGCTCTCGATAAGGCACTACGAAGGCCGCGCCGTGCGCCGGAGCCGTGCCGGCCGCCAGCAAATCGAGATCCTCGGCAACGTCGACCGATTTCAGGGCGGAGGCTTGCGCAACCAGGCGCTCGACGATGGCCTCGATCATAGCCACCCCCTCAGAATGTTCGCAGCGGTCGAGGTGCCGGGATCGGCGACCATGGAGGTGCCGGAGGAGGCAGGCGGGATTTCTCCGGTCTCGATCGGCAGCGCCAGCTTCCCGGCCTGCACGTCCTTGAGCGATGTGATCGCGTCCTTGTAGTCCGCGACGACATAGTCGGGCGGCCCCTGATGGTGCAGCTTGTGCCGGGCGATGGCCACGGCCCAGGTGCGGACAAGATCGGGCACCAGCGCGAAAGGCAGCGTGTAGGCGGTGCGGACATAACCATTGACGATGTTGTCGGCATGCGTCAGCGCCTCGGCGATCACGTCGGGATCGGCGATGCCGTCATGGTCGCGGTCGGCGACCTGAAGGATTTCCACCTCCCCGGCGCGGGCGATCAGATCGTCGAGGCTCGCATAGGTCATGGTCAGTCCTCGCCGGGCAGCGTGATCCGTGCGGGACGGAAGATGGAGCGATTGATGGCCATGAAGCCCTGCTCGATCTGCGTGCGGCCGATCGCCAGCCAGCGCTTGTCGATGTCCGGATCGATACCGAGCTCGTCGAGCACGCGCAGGATGCGTTCCTCAAGTTGTTTGTTGTGGTTGACGCGGGCCACGGCGGCATCCCCCTGGGGGCGATAGCCGGAAACGGGCAGGCCGGCGTTAAGTTTGGGTTCTGGCATGGCAACCTCTAACGGTGACGATGGTGCCGGGCGGCGCAGGAGGAACGCCGCCCGGCTGGGCAGGACTGACGCAAGCGGACCCGTCAGTCCTTGGTCGCGGCCGGCTTCTTGCCGGCCTTCGCGGTATCGGTTTTCCCGGCGGTGGCTTCCTGAAGCTGTTTCTCCAGATCGGTGATGCGCGCGGCGGCCGTCTCGACCTCGGCCTTCAGGGCCTCGGTCGTCGCAAGGGCGGCGGCGTATTCGTCGCCGATCTCGGCGCGCAGCAGTGCCTCGATGTCAGGTCGACTGCGCTCCTCGAATTCGGCGATCTTTTTCACGGCATCCGCCTCGATGAGGGCCGCGTGCTTTTCGACCTCGGCGGCCACCGCCTTCTCGAAGTCGGATAAGAGCGGCGTGTCGCCGGTCTCGAAAATCTGGCCGGGAGCGACCGCGCCGCTCTCCGCAAGATGATTGGCGACCGTTTTCGACACCGTCACGGTCTTGCCGGCCGGCTCGCGGACGCCGTTGACCTTGGCCGGACCCGACAAGGTGACGCTGAATGTTTTCTCGCTCATATCGCCCTCCCTACGCGGCCGGCGCGCCGGCATTGACGAACAGGAAGCCGCTTTCCGCGCCGGTCAGGTACGGACGGCGTTCGACCTTCGTGGGATAAATCCACGAATCGTTCCTGTTCTCGAAGTAGGGCTGGTTGACCTGCGGATAGCCCCGCAGGATGTAGGTGTAGCCGTAGGACGGGACCTGATAGTTGTCTCCCGCATCCGGCACATAAGCGAGGATAGCATCGTCGCCCCAGACATCCGTCGCCATGGCCGTATCGTCCGCCGTTTCCGGCAGGAATACGGCCGATCCGACCACAACCCTCTGGATGTCGAGATAGGCGGCCAGCATCTCGTTATTGATACTGTCCTTCGACACATACTTGAACTGCTCCTTGATCTTCGGATGCCGCTTCAGCGCGTTGGCGGGGTTTACTCCGAGATTGAGCGTGTTGGGGTAACGGCCGATCGAGCGGCGGATCGCCTCCTTGGCGGCATCGATGTCGGCTTTCGGGTCGCTGTCCGGATTGGTCCAGCGGTCGGCGCCGACAAGCGTGAGCTTATGGTTGTCGTCATAGTTGGTGGCAGAACGGGCAAGCTGGGCGCAGTCGTATTCCAGGCCAAGATCGACCACGTCGAGAACCATGTTGAGCGCCGCCGCCGCAAGATCGATGCCGGGCACGCTCTCCGCCTCCTCCTGATGCTCGACCGGCACCACGGCCTCCAGGGCATCCTGAAGCAGCGAGACCGGATCGGACGCATAACCGTACTGGACGCGCTTCTTGTCGGAGCCCGGCGCGCGGCGGGTGTTGAGCATCCGGAACGCTTCCTTGCCGAAGCGAAGGACGCGCATCGAGCGGTTGGGGATTGTCACACGCGGGAACAGCACCTGCGAAATGAAGGTGGAGTTGCGATAGCCGCGCGCATGCGTTGAAAGGATCGGGTCGATGACGGCGGCGGTGCGCTGGTTGAGGATACGGGTCATGGGGCGGCCTTCTTAACGGATGAGGATGGTGACGAATTCGCCGTCCGCCGCGTCGGTGAGCGCCGTGGAGAAGACGTTGACGGATTCGGCGGTGGCGGCCTTGACGCCGCCCGCGGCGGCCGAAATCAGCCGCGTGCCCTTGGCGATCGCTCCGCGCGCCCTGACGCGGGCGAAGCCGAGGGCGATCACGCCGATCTGGAGGCCGATTTCGGTGGCGGGATGCTTGGCGACGCCCTTCACCGGCTGGTCGTCGGCGGTGATCTTCGCATCGGCGAAGTCGACGAGGTCGAAAGCCTCCCAGGTCGTGGTCGCCGTCGCGGTCAGCGTCAGGACGTCATGAAAATACTGCATCGTGAGCTCCTTCAGGAAACGGCCCGCACGGCGTCGAGATAAGCGGTGCCGGGGTGCTGGCGCTGATAGGCGAGCGCCTTTTCGTGACGCACGAGGCCGTCCGGATCGACCTGATGACCATCGGAGGCGAAGGAGACGCGCCCTTCCTCTCCGGCGGGCGGCAGGTCGAGCGCACCGAAGGAAACCACCTTCGGCTGATCCTTCAGAACCGCCTTGATCGCCTCAGACGGAGAGATCTTCGGCTCACCTGCGGCAAAGGAAACCGACGCCTCGGACGGCAGGGCGTCGAGAATGGCGACAACCTTGTCCTTAGAGACCGGCAACAACCGGCCTTCGGTGACGAGGCCTTCGGCGAAGGCGACATGATCGGCATGGGCGATCTCGCGCTCACGCGTATTCAGCCGCTCCTCACGGGCGGAAACATCGGCTTCGCGGGCGGCGAAAGCCGGATCGGGCTGGGTCACGGCAGGAGGCTCCTTCTTCTGCGGTTCGGGGGAGGTAAAGGCCGGACGGCCGGACGGGAGGATTTCGGTGTCATCCAGCCATTCGATGCGGTAGGCCGGCAGGGCCTTGTCGGCGTCTTCGATGCCGAATTTCTCGATGATGAAATCGCGCAGGCTGCGCAGAAGGCCGGCCGCCTCTTCGAAGCCGCGTTCGTCGAAATCGGCTGTGAAGGTCACGGCTTCAGAAGACGGGACGCCGAACTGGACGTTCCTCAGGCCGGGCACCGCAGGGGCCGCTGCGCCAAGGACGCCGATATGGCGCGGATACCACGTGCCCGGTATCGGGTTGGCGGCATGGTCGGGGCGGAAAAACGACAGGGAAACCTTCTTGTAGCGACCTGCCTTCACCGCCTCGGAAAAGGCGGGATCGATCTCGCCGATATTGGCGAACAGCCGGTCGGCGCCAGCGTCGAACTCGAAGCTCTGCGCCCAGGCATAGGCCGGCGCATCGGTTTCGGGATGTCCCACCACCACCGGGGCCGGAGCCGTTTCCGGATCGTAGGCATCGACGATGGCCTTGAGATCGGAGGCGGAATAGGTGATCGGCTCGCCCTGCATGGGCGTAAAGGTGCCGGTCCGGAAAACTTCGATGCGGGCGGTTGCGGTCATGCCATCCTCAGCGCGATAACTGAGGGCGACCATGCAGCATGCCGAAAAACAAAATGACCGGAACTCAGTTCCGGCCATCTCGTCAGGTCCGCCTTCGATCCCACAATGCGTCAGTGTCCGCCGATAATCAACCCGGCAGGCCGACGCCGGTGCAGGCTGGCGAAGATACTGGCCCGCACGCCGTTTTTAACGGGGGTCTAACGCGCCCCTTCCCGATTTCCGGCATCGTCGCACATCGAAACGTCTTTCGCGCGCCAGCGGCGAAATATGAACGCTGCCTCATTCGTCGCCCAGCCACCGCCGGGCAATGGCGATGATCTCCCTCTCGTCCTTCTTCGAAATTCCAAGATACGGGCGGGCGGGCATGTTGATGGTGTGGGCCTTGATCTTCACCTCCCGCGCAAAATTCGATTTCGACTTCTTCCGGAATTTCTGGTCGAGGGTGTCGGTTCTGGCGTCGTAGTGCTGATAGACTGTACCGGTGCGCTCTGGCTTGTTGATCTCGCCGCCGAGTTGGTGAATGGCAGCGTATTTCATCGGCGATCCGATTCTGACGTCCTCCTCCGAAGCGGCGATATTAAGCGTCCCCACCAGACGCCCACGGGCCCGCAGGATGCGGATCGGCGTCAGCCGCTTTTCCTCACGGCGCTTGATCGTCTTCGGCATCAGCTTTTTCCACGGGATGCCGTCAGGCCCGGCCTCACGGTCGAAATTGTCATGGGCGGCATTAAGCAGGTGCTCGCCGACATTCTCGTAAAATCCTTGCCGGTTCTCCATCCGCTCCAGAAGCGATTGCAACGCTTCGCGCGCCTCGGCGTCGTTGATGGTGACGGTATAGGTGATGCCTGTCATTGGACTTTTCTCCTCGAAGGGCGTATGCTGAATGTAATGTCGGGTGACGATGACCGGTGTATGGTCCAGCTAGCCACCCGACCGAAGGCCGGATCACCCCGGCCTTTATCGTTTCGGGCGCTTGTACAGCAGTTTTCCGCCGCGCCTCCTGTCGAGGGCGCGGAAGTCTGGATCGCCCTTCTTCGTCGTCGGGTTATAGGTCGTCACCGCCTCCCAGAACCTTTCGCCGATCTCGAACACGATCTGGATGGCCGTGACGGGATCGACGCGGATGTAGCGCCGATCGACAACCAGGTCGTCGCTCCCGGTTTTGCGCGCCACCCCCATCCAGATTTCGTCCGGGTCCATCAAGGTCTCGGCCATCATGGCGACGAGGCAGTGGCGGCCGCGCTTCATGACCTTCAGCTCACCGGCCGCGTCACGGAAAAGCAGATCGGAGACGGGCACACGGTCACCGGCCTTGTCCTCGAACAGCACGGCGCTGCCGATGTCCGCGCCGAAAGGAGACAGGAAGGCGCGGACATAGGCTTCCGGATCGAGACCGTCTTCAAGCATTTTCGCCGCGAATGGTTGCGCGGCCTTCAGCAGTTCCTCGATCGGCGCCGGCTCATCCACCATGACGGCCATGCGAGGGTCGTTTAGCAGCTCGTCGCCCTCGTCCATGAGCGCGGAAGGTGTCAGGCCGCGCTCCCAAAGGTCGCCCGGCATATAGTCCCAACCGAAGTCGATTCCCTGCGGCTTCTCGATGAGTTTTCCCGAAACCGGGTCACGATACGGCTCCATGAGCGTGTCGGACATAGTTTCCGGCGTGATGCCGCGCCGTTTGAGATCAGCATCTGAAAGGGTGCGGGTGCCGCACGAACACACCCAGCCGTTCGGGGGAAAGTATTTCTTCCACCATGGATCGTCATGGCGTCGGACTTTCCCGTGCCAACTCAGATGCAGCCATCGCGGATTTTCAGGAATACGGGTCTCGCCGTGACGGTATTCCCACCACGGCCGCATCCGGATGACATCCGGGTCCCGCATCTGCTTCAGCCGTCCGGCCATATGGGACGTGCGGATATTGGTCTCGAAGATTACCCGCGTCCGCCAGCCGCGCTCGCCGTTGTAAGCCCAGCCGTACTTGGCGACGATCCTGTCGAAATCGGCGCGGAAATCCTCAAGCGTACCGCCGTTTTCGATGGCATCGGCAATCGCCGTCTGGAAGTCCGACAGCATCGCCATATCGGTCGCGCCGGCAATAACGAAGGCGCGATCATGGACGCCGCGCATGGCGTCCGTCCACGCCTTCGTCGGCTTGATCCGCTTCTGGCGGAAAAACTCGATCTGCTTGCGGAACGGTTGGCTGAAGACATTGAACCCGTCCGGCTCCGCGAAACTCGCCTCGTCCTCGCTATCGAGAAAGACGGCTTCACGCCCCTGGAGGGCGGCGAGCTCCAGCACACCGGACAACAGGTTCCCTAACGCATCCGGAGCCCATTTCGCGCCAAGCTGAAGGATGGCGCGGGCAGCCGCGGGGAAGTCAGCCGCGCCGTCGAGGGCGGCCCGAACGGCGTTCAGCCTCCGGGTGAAATGACCGTCCGCGAGATCCTCGACGCGATCGGCGAGATCGTTGACGGGGTCGGGATCGGCGACGAAGCTTACTGCGCTATGGCGTTTTTTTTTACGTCGACCGTTCCGAACAGCGCCGCGAAGACTGGGTTCTGCGCCGCGATCTGTCGCATGTCGCGGGCGCGGCGTCCTCCCTCCATGAAGGCGAAGCGGGCTTCCACCAGCCGGTCGATGGCGGTGTCGGAAAGCGCGTGCGTCAGATCGAAGGATACGATGAATTCGCGCGCCGCGTCGTCATCGTCGAACATTGCGGCCGTCGAAATGATCTCGACCAGGGCGGCATGTTCGCTGGACGCGGCCTCCGCTTTGGCCTTGCGGGTTTCGGCCTTTGCTTTTTCGTTGCTCGGCCGCACCCGATAGACGGTGGGGACGCCGGCGCCGGGAAAGTTGTACTCGACCAGCCATGTAAGAGGCTGCTCATGAAGAGTGCCCGACAGAAGGTCCCCATCGCCATCGACCAGCAGGTCGAGCATATCGGCGTGGGTTTCCGAAGCCGCCTTCGAGCCGACATTGCCGATGTCGGTGGTCAGCGTCTCGCCGTTGACGCAGATCGAAATCTGCTTGTCCCAATAGGCCATCCAGTCCTGATAGCTCACCGCGCCGGAACGAGCCGCTTCCAAGAACTTGACATCGGTCCCCATCGGCACGGTGATCGCCGAGCTGGTACGAATCCTGTTGAGATTGACGAGCAGCTTTTGCTGTTCTTCGGTCAGCATTCCGTAGGGCGTCTGCCCGACCACGGTCGGCCCGGCGAATTTGTCGAGGAAATGCAGCCAGAAGGCCACGCCCTCGCGTTTGAACAGCACGCACCAGAACAGGCGCGTGCCGAGCCCGAGCCCGTAAGGGTTGTTACCGACGACGCCGAAACGGTGGACGATGAACTTCCGGTCCGGCAGTTCCTCGCCGTCGCGCATGTTTGTCCAGGTGAGCAGGCGCGGCCGCCAGTCCACCCCGAAGGCAAACCGCCGCTGGTCATGCGTGACGATCTTTTCCGGCACGATACGGTTGCCGTCTCGCTTCCAGACGATTTCCGAAACAGCGAAACCCTTGAGGATCGCCCCGCCGGCCAGGTCTTCGCATAGCTGGTCGAACGGCAGTTTCTTCAGGGTCTCACGAACGAAATCGGCCGCTTCGACATCGATGGGCCTTTCGCTCGCCGGATCGACCTCCCATTCCCTCGCGATCAGGTGCTTCTTGCGCTTCTGCAGCATGGCGAACGCATGCGGGTCGCGCTCGATCTCGTCGTAAATCTTCAGGCCCTTGCCGCCGCCGCGCTGGATCAGCGTATCGTCGGCATGCTGGAGTGCGCCGCTGAAATAAGGGATTGTGATGTCGTTGGTCGCGTTGGCGATCAACACCCTGGCATCGGCCGGCAGGTTCCTGCGTTCGGCGGTGACCGTATAGGAGGCGTTTTTCCGATTCTTGCGGCGGCTCATAGGCGATAATCTCCAAGTCTTTCGCTGCCGGGGGGCGAGGCCGTCATCACGCCCACGGACGCCCCGGCCGAGGCACCGCCGGAATAGTGCAGCGCGTGCTGCCAGAGCATGTCGAGGCAGTCCGGGCCGTCATCGTGAGCGGCATCGGGCCATTGCTGGAGCTGGTCGATCAGCGTCACCTGCGAGGGATGGAGCCGGATCAGACCGGCGGCGATCGGCGGCTGGAGCCGCTCGATGCGCAGCATCTTGTTGGCGCTCGGCGTGATCGGCACGGCGGAAATCCCCACCCCCTGCTTAGCCGCCGTGGACATCAGCGAGGTGCGAAAGAACTCCTGGAACTGGACGGCCTCGACGAACCACAGCAGCGGCCGGAACTCGCGGTGCAAGGCAATGGTGTCGGCGATGATGATGTCCGGCAGTCGCTTGCGGATCGAGGCGACGACCACGTCCATCTTGCCGGTCAGCCGGTCCATGCCGCCGACAAGGATCGCCGAGGGGTCACGGCCCTTGCTGGCCTTGCCAAGTGAGGGGTCTATTGCGGCGAAGAAGATGAGGTTCGGAATTTTAACGTTCCAATAAACGATCTTGCCGAACGGATTGCCCTCGGCAATGGGCTTGTTCTGATACTCGCAGGCGAAGGCGTCGTGGCTGGCGGCGCGTTCGAGCATGAGCCAGATGAGCGGCTGGACCGACGGCCAATTGACCACTGCGCCTTCGTCCATCGCCGTCTTGTTCGCCACGTAATACGCACGGGCATGTTCCTCCCCCTCGTTCTGGAAGATTTCGTCGAACTGGTCCCAAAGGTCCATGCGGTCTGGCCATTTGACGATCGCCTGGAATTCCGTCACCCGCCAGACGGGGGATTTCGCCGCGCGGACGAGGACAGCATCATAGTGAAGGACGGTTCCGACCCAGATCACGTCCATGGAGCCGTCCGGCGGCCCGGCCTTCAGCGCTGCCCGGTTCACCCAGTTCTCCAGCTTTTTCCGTTGTTCGGGCGAGCGCACCGCCTCGTCGTTTTCCAGATCATCGAAGAACATCAGGTCAGGGCGATAAGGTCCGTGGCGACGGCCACGGATTTTCTGAAGAGCGCCGAGCCCTTCGATCCGGACATTGTTGCGCGTGACGATCTCACCTTCCCGCCAGACGCGGCCCTGACCGCAGATTTCCGGGAAGTCGTAGGCAAGACGTGGATTGGTGGTGAGCTCCGCCTTGATCGCTTCGATCAGCAGGGCAGCCTGGGCATAGACGTCGCAAACCTCAAGAATATAACGCTTCAGGCCGCGCACCGTGCAATAGAGCGCAAAGCCGAGCGATAGATGCGTGGACTTCGACGAGCCGCGGGGCGCGATGAACAGGTCCTTGACGCCCTTGTCGATAACAAGAATTTCCGGGCAGCGCCGGAATATCTCCTGATGGAAAAGGCTGTGATCGCCGCGCACATAGTGCGGCAGGTAGGTCTCCATGAAGTACCGGAAACCGTTTTCCGGCTCCCTGACCTTTGCCAGCCGTTCGGCCCGCGCTTTCGGATCGGCGGGAAAGGCCGAAACCGAAAGCTCGATCCAGCGGGAAAAATCGCCCGCCATTACGGCGAGCGATTCCCTGAAGTCCTTGGCACTGATCGAGGCTTTGAGCTGGGGGCGCTTCATGACGTATAGAGACCGGCAAGCCTTTCACCGAACGGCTCGATGATTTCGAGAATGGCGGCGGCGTGCTGCGGGAAGTTCTGCCGCACGAAATCGAGCAGGTGGCGCATGACGTCCTGGGCAACGCCGAGTTCGGAAATCTTCGGCGCAAGCTTCCCGGCAGCAGCCGTCATCTTGGTCATCGCATCGGCCAGTGCGACCAGGTGCTTGACCTTCTGGTCCATCGTCAGACCGCCGTTCTTGATCTCCTCAAGCAGCGACTGCGCCATGATCATGAAATCCTCGACCACCGACGAAACGACCGTCTCGATTCCCTCGCCGGCGATGATCGACGCCGAGCGCGCCATATCCCAATCGTCGCCCTTCGCCTTCGCTGCTTTTTTCCAGCGGCCGAACGTCGCCTGGGAAATGCCGAGCGCAAGCGCAATGGTCGAGCCGTTCATCCGGCGATAGACGTAGTCGGAGCGAGCCTTGCGGCGCAGATCGTTATCAGAGGCCACTCAGACCCCCCTTGAGGATAAAGGCCGCGAAGGCACCGACAACGGCAGTTACGAACAGCCACACGATGCGGCTGAGATTGCCGTCGATCCTGATCAGCGACGACTGGATAACCGTCATCCGTTCGGCCGAAACGGCCTCGTTTTTTTCGAGTGTCGTCACGCGATCGCCCATATTGTCGAGCCTTTCATGCGCCTTCTCGACGCGCACGTGCAGATGGTTGATGTCGGTCACTGGCTCGCGCGCCTTTCGACGTCCTGGTACTGTTTCACGACACGGCCGTGCTTGCGGCTGCACTCGACGAACGCCAGCCGATTACTGGCAAGCGCGGATTGCGCAACCGCGCCGTCCTTGACGCTGGGATCGCGGCACGGCGCTTCGTCCTCGGCCGACAGTGGCGGAATCGGACGCGGTGACGGTACAGGGACGTCACCGGATGTCGCGCAGCCGGCGAGCATCGTCAGGAGTAAGAACGCAGGTGCCTTGGGCATCGAAAGCATCGGTCAGGTCCTCAACCTGTTCGCGGAGGGTGGAAAGCTCGGCGGCGTCGGCCGCCGCGCGGGCATTGGCGGCGCGGGCGATCTCGCGCTGATCGTCGAGGGATTTTCGCAGCGCCTTGACGTCGGCTTCGAGCACGGCAGTCTGGCAGAGCGCTTCAGCGGAACGCTTCCCGGCCAGATAGCCGGCTCCCCAAACCAGAGCCGGAAGCGTCAAAACAACAAAGGCAATCACGGCATATGCGCCTAGTTGCGAGCCGCCGAGAAATTTCAGAAGCCAGCTCATGCCGTCTTGCCCCGGCGATGGTCCTCGGCACGGGCACGGCCGGCGCGGATCGACTGCCAGACCACAAAGGCCCCGCCAAGCAGTACGCCGCCCCCGATCCACGGCCCGAGGCGGGAAAGCGCCTCTCCGAAGACGCCAGCATAGGCGGTGAGCTGCGAGACGATGCCGGATGTCTGGTCGATTACCGAAAGCGCCCCGCCGCCCGCCAGAAACAGCCCCGCCGCACCGTTGTTGAGCGATGCCTGGGCAATCCGGCTGCCATCGGCGGCAAGGCTGGTGACGGTCGCGGCGGCGCGCTTTTCAGCAACCGGGCGCGGTTTCGCGGTCTTCAGCGCCTCCTGCGAGGCCGGGCCGAAAATGCCATCGGTGACGAGATGATTGTCCGCCTGGAAGGCCATCACGGCCGCGCGCGTGCGCTCGCCGAAGTCGCCGTCGAGCGCACCGGGGAAATAGCCGAGATCGGTAAGGCACTGCTGGAGATCGCGGACCGCGCTGCCTTTCTGCCCGAGACGCAACGTACCGTAACGACGCACGGGCGGCTCTTCCAGCCCCGCATCCTCCGGCACATACGGCGTCTCGATCACCACGGTCGCGGCGATCTCCTTCGCGCGCGGCAGCACGCCGCTACGCAGGCCGAGAACGGCCTTGTAGGAAAAGACAGGGCAAGCCTTGTTGGCGACCTCGCAGTGGCCATGGAAGGTGACGCGGCCGTCATAAGCCTCGTTGATCTGGTGGCAGAGCCCCATCAACGTCGAAAACTGCTCGTCCGTGAACCTGTCCTTCGCCAGCCCGTGCAGGCAGATGGCGATGGTCTTGGCGTTATGCCCTTCCTGGGCGGCCGGAACCTTTTCCAGATCGCGGCCGATTTCGAGCAGCCCGGACTTGCGGATGAAGAAATGATAGCCGACACCCGACCAGCCGCGCTGCCGGTGCCACAGGTCCATCGTGGCGACATTGTCGTGCGCGGGATTGTCGGACGCCGAGCAATGCAGGAAAACGCGGGTGACGGGCCGCTTGGGCTTGCGGAAACGATAGGTGGACATGGGGCCTCGCAGCAGATTGATTTGCGAGGACTTTTGCCTGCCAGAAAAAAAGAAATGACCGGAACTCAGTTCCGATCATCGTCCTGAAACAGGCTGTATTGCGGAGGTGGCGGGGCATTCGAAACCATACGCACCCACCTCGTCGTTATCCCGAGGCGACGGGCGATTTCCCGTTGCGACAACCCCTGCGCCTCCAGGCGGGAAATATCCGCCCGAGCCGATCGGCGTGGGCGGCAGGTCGGAACCGACATCTTCGCACCTCCCATGTACTTGCATATCGCATAGCCGTCCTCCTTGCCAAGAGCGAGGATGACCGGATGCTGATCGTGCGGCCGCGCGGGGAAGCTGACCTCCAGCCCCCCGTACACCTGGACGAGTTTGAGGGCGAGCCGGACACCAATGGTTTCGGCCATCTCCTCAATCGACGCTGGCGCTTCGCGGCGTTCGCTCATGCGCGGGCGGCTCCTTTCCCGCGCTTTTCCATGGCCTTCAGCGCGTCAATGATCGGGCTGGCCTGGTCGTAGGAAAGCGTGTCCGGATCGATGGCGACGGCTGGCTCGTTCGGAAAGAGCACGCCACGGCAAAAGGCCCGCAGCGCCTTGCGTGATCCGTCCTCGATGACGCCGAGCCGTTGGCAGGATTTCCAGAGGGCATGAATCATGCGGATATAGGGCTTCGTCGAGGGCGGGATCGACTTCCCGCCCTTCGTCACCCTGAAGCCGCGCCGCTTCATCTCCTCGACCACGGCGATGCGCTGCCGCTCGGTCATCGCCCGCAGCGATGAAACGCCCGTCACGCGCAGGAGCAAGGCTCGATAGTCGTCATCCTCCATGCCAAGTTGCTGGCGGGCGATGTTGATGATGGCGATGGTGTTCATTGGGGGGCATCCCCATTACGCCAAACGCCGCACTGGACGTTGCTAGCCGCTTCGTAGCCGCTGTCAAATGCCCCGCAAACGAGGGCTGCGATCAAACTAGCTTCCGGCTCTCCTAGCGAAGTCAGCCGCAAGAGTTCCTCGCCCAAACGCGAACGGACAGCCTCAGCGAAATCAGTTTTAAGCGCATCCACAACTGCGAGAGCCATGCCGCGATTAAGTGACTGTTCGATAATGCTGTTAATTGCTGCAACGCGCGCATCGATCTCTCGCTTTCTAACGTCTTCGAGATACAGGCTCCTCATGCTGCACCCCCGATCAGCTTCGGCCGATCCGCCTCACCCGAAACCCCGTGCGACAACGCAACACCGTCTCCGGCCGCGAAGCCGGAAACAAACGCGGCCGTAATTCCTGCTTTCGGGCGCGCACGAACGCTGACAGCGCAGGAGCCCGGAAACCGCTCGGCAAGTACCGCCCTGGCGGTGTCCCGCGCCTCGGCCGAGATCGAGGCAGCGAACAAATCGCGCAGGCGAAGGCAGAGCCGGAAGACCATCGCATAGGTGAATTCGTGAACGGCCGCACGTCTGGTCTTTACGTTGCGGCGACGGCGGTAATAGGCATCGGCCTTGAATTCCGCTACCGCACGGTCAATCGCGCGGTCGAGGACGGTGCAAAGATATGTGGCGATCTCCGGCCCCGGATGACGTCCGACGAAGGTGCGAACCGGCTTGTCGCCATCGTGATCGAGAATGCATGCGCAGTTCGTGACGTCGGCAACGCGCCGCCACAGATCGTCGCGCACCGAATGGCCTTCGGATTTGCGGCGGACGGACTTCTGGTCCATGCTCAGGTCGCTTTCGCTGATCCCGTATTCGCGCATCAGCTCGGCGGCCTTGGCGGCGGCGGCAAGCGCTTCCGCTTCGGTGCAGCCGCGCACCGACGTCATTTCCCGAAGGGCGGCAATCCGCTTCTTGATGGTCTCCCTTTTCACGCCGCGTCCTCCTTTTCGTCAGGCAGGACGTGCGAGGCGAAGAAAACCGGCGTGAACATCCGCGCATAGACGAATTGGACGGTCCAGCCTTCGACCTGCGCCTCCTTCCAGAAGGCTTCCCGGAATTCGGGATTGTCGAAGACGGCCGCGATCGCCTCCGCCTCGGTCCGGCGGTAGCTGTGGCCGAGGAGCGTGCCGGCCGGCGAGCAGAGCGCATAGCCCTGGCTGAAGGAATGTGCGAGAAGGCCGCCGGTCACGCCGCACCGCCTTCCGCCGCGATCCGCCGACGCGCGGCCGTGATCCAGTTGGTCAGAGCGCCGTGAATGCCGCCCGTCGAGGACGAGCGGATGCCGGCGAGGCGGATACGAGCACCCTGCCAGTCATGGCGGGTCTTCGCGCCCTCGGCGGTTTCGAGGTCCGAGAGCAACTGCTTGAGCGCGGCCTTATGATTGAGGACGGCTTCCCGGTCGCGGTAATCGTATTCGGGCAGCGCATCGAGGCGCTCGCGGATCAGCCTGCATAGGCGAGCGAGCGTGGAATTGTCGGCGACGGTCCTGCTCATGCCGCACCGCCTTTCTCCAGACGATCCAGCAGGGCGCGCGCTTCGGCGATGGTCAGCGTGGCGCCTTCGGCCGTCACTCTCTTTGCAATGCCAATCAGAGCCCCAAAGCCGAAGATGAAGCCCACCCATTGCATGGCGGAGCTGCCGGAAAGGATGCCGATCCCGATCGGGCCGAGCACAAGGACGATCGCCGCCGCCAGATGGCGCACCCACAAGGTGCCGCGAGTGTCTATGATGGAGATTGTGATTTTCTTTTCCATCGTCCCGCCCTCACGCATTCGCCAGATCGAGCCGGATCGGCGTCTCGTTGCCGGTTTCCTTGTCGATCATGTAGAACCGGGCATATTCCTTGGAGGCCATCACCCGCACGGAATCGCCGATGATGTTCATCGCCTTTTCCCAATCGCCGTTATCGTCCTCGATCTGCAGGCGGCGAAGGCCAAGAATGCGGTCCGTGTTCAGCTTGCCCCTCTTGTCCACCTGGAAGGCTTGATCGACGAGCGCGCGGATATTGTTGCTGGAGCCTTCGGCCCAACGGCGGATGCAGCCGTCGATCAGATCCTTCGCCACCTCAAGTTCCGGCCCGAAGGTCAGCGTCTCGCCCACGGCGATGTTGAGCCTGATGGTGGTATCCACCGTGCAGAAGGTCATATTGCCCTTCGTTCCACGGCGCTTCACGCCATATTTTTCAGCGAGAAGCTCACGATAGGCCGTCACTTCCGCGAAAATCTCCTCGCGAAGTGCGGCCAGAACGGCGTTCGCGGCGGCCGCCTTTGCGGCCAGCCGGCGAACCATCTCGTCTTCTTCGATATGCTCGGGCTTCACGTTCGCAAGCGCGATCACGTCACCCTTGCCCTTATTGACGTAAGGGACGCCGTTCCAGTCCTCGGTGGGGATGGTGGTGGGAATGGTAATTTTCATGGTTTTCCTCGAAGGTGGGGTCAGGCGGCATCGCCGCCGGTGGGCGGTGTGCCGGTGTGACGGATGACATTGAGGCGGATGACGTTGGGCCCGGCCGGGTGCGGGCCACTGGACGCGGAAGGCCGAGAGGCCGGCACCGTCCTCTCCTCAAGAGCCCTGACCGCCCATTCGAGCCACGTCAGGAAAACCACCACGTCGAAGAGGTCATCCTGGGACAGGGTCCGGCCGGCAACCTGCAACCGATGGAACTGGTTGCGAAGCAGGGAAACATGGTCGGCGATCACGGGCGCACCTCCTGGCCGCCGATCTCGATCACCGGACCGGGCGGCATCATCAGCTTGCCGTCCAGCGCGACATGCGGGCGGCCAGTCAGGTAAAGGATGCGGTCCTCCATGTTCCGGGCCTCCATCTCGAAGGCCCGGAGCGTTAGCAAAAGCCCCGCCGGATCGTCATTTCTAACGCCGGACTGGAAACGGGCACGCATCTGTCGGATGGCATCAGACAGCATCTTTCACCTCACTGTTGAGCATGACGGGATTGAGGGGGCACCGCAGGCAGGCGCGGTAATGGCGCAGCTTTTCCGGATCGCTGATCGACATGGGTGCCGAGGCAAAGGACGTGCAGGCATCGTCCGAGATGCTCGTCCGAAGATGCGGGCAAAGCACATGATCCGTGTAAAGCCGGATGACCTTGGCGGCGAATTTGCTCGTAACCTTGTCCAGTCTGGCCGGATAGTTGCCGGACAGAAGCAGCGACAGGGACGGACGCGGCATGCCGATCTCCCGGGCGACGTCGGCTTTCGTCTTGCCGGGTTTGGCCACTTCTGCCTTCAGGAGCGCGATCCATTCGAGGTCTGGCAGGTCGAGCAGGGTCACGTCTTTCGGCATGGCACGTCCTCCCCGGTGTTGTAATCGTGAAGGGCATTCGCCTTTGGCCGGAAGACGGGCGCGATCGGCCCTGTGTCCCTCTGGAGCTGATATCGTTTGAACCCATTGCTGGTCAGCCGCGTGCCGGGCTGGCGCGTTCGGAGCTCGGCCACATAGCCTGCCTGCTTCAGGTAGCGGATAAAGCGGGCCACGTTATTTTCAGGGTCGGCGTCATTCTCGGTCGCCGCATCGGCGACAATATCGCCGATCGTGAACTGTCTCCGCATCCGCATGGAGCGCCATGCCCGGTCGCGGAAAGTGTTCTGCACCTTGTTCCGGACCATCCCGCTATCGGGGCCGATCGGTCCGGACGTGATGACCTCGCCGCTACTGGCGGCAGCAAGGCCGGCATCGGTCAACTGGTAGCAGCCGCGTTCCATCCGGCAGAGATATTTCCGGTAGGCGAGCTTGGCCGCGCCGTCAGAAACCTGACGGCGATTGAGACCGAGCGACGCGACGATCTCGTCGATCGTCTTGCAGGAACCATCGCCGAGATGATGCAGGATCGCGGTCGGCAAGGCACCGGGATCGAGTTTTGTCATCATGCGGCCCTCGGAACCATGATGGGATTACCGGTGGTACGGTCGTTCATGATGACCTGACCGGCCATATCCGCCACCGTGACGCCGTTCGGGCCGGGGTCGTACCGGAAGCCGAAACGCTCGATATGTGCGATGGCTTCGAGGATTTCCCGATTGAAGCCGCGCGAGACCTTCCAGACGAATTCGGCGAGATCGGGGGCAACCGCCACCTCGCAGCGGGCGGAAATGATTGCCTGCGTATCGGCCAGCGTAGCCGGCAGAAAGCGAACCTTGCGCGGGGCGCGGCTTTCGATCTGGGGAAACCGGCGAAGGTTTTCCCGCAGCTTGCCCATGCCGACAAGGATGGTCGGCAGGAACTGGATATCGGAAATTCCGCGTATCGCTTCCATGATCGCCGGCCGCGTGGATACGAGGTCGCACTCGTCGATGACGAGACCGAAGGTGCGTCCTTCGAATTCGGCGCGGCTGGCCCGGTCCGCCAGTTCCTTCAGCAGCCGTTCATAACGCTCTTCCTTGCTGCGGGGAGGATGGATGCTCATTTCGCGCAGCAGCGTGTTGATGAACCAGCCGTAGTCCCAACCGACCTGCGCGCGGACATAGACGCTGCCGGTCTGCGCCACCCATCGGGAAAGCGTCGTGGTTTTACCGAGGCCGGGCTCGCCGTCGACAACGACCATACAGGCTTCCACCGCGCCGCGATTATTGAGCGCGGTGAGTGCGCCCATGAACTCCTTCACGTTGCGGGTCTCGACAATGGTATTTCTCATGCTATTTTCTCTTCCTCTGTTGGGATGTCAGGCAGCGTTGCGGAGGACGTTACGAAGGGCTTCCACGTCGATGCCTGACATTCTGAAGAGTTCAGCCGCCGACTGCCGGCCAAGGCAGTCGCGCAGTACGCGAACCTGATTACTGGTGAGCTGGTCCGGATTTTCGAGCGCCCACGCCGCAAGCTCCTCGTCGCTTGCGAAGGTCCGCCTGCGCGGCTGCTCGACGGCCCCGGCCGCCATTTCCTGATCGGAATTGTTGACGACAAGCATCGGCCCGGCCGGAACAGGATCGGCGCGAAGGTCGATGACCGGCATCGGCTGCATGGCCGACTGATCGGCGATGAGCGGCGCGATGAATTCGGACTGGATATCGTGAAGCTTGTCCTGGGCGCGCTTGATACGGCCACGCTGGCGCTGTTCTTCCGCCGCCTGCTGAAATGTCTTCGGGACATAATCGCGCTTGTTGCCGCTGAAAACGGCCACACAAATCAGCTTGCCCGGCTGGCCCACGTCGCGGTCGATCTCACGGACCCAAACCCTGGAAGCATCGGCGAAGTCGTAGCCGACCATCACCTCTTCGCCGTGATAGGCCTCCAGCGCGGCATGATAATAGTCGTTGTTGTTCCACGACACGAGCGCCCGGCGCGCCTTGCGGATCTCGTAAGGACGGAACAGATCGTCGATTTCGTCAGCCGACACCGGCACCGGCTCGAAGCCATCGGCCACATGCAGAGCCCAGAACTCGTCGGGAGAATAATGGCGGTAGTTACCGGTCGTCTCGTCACGATAGCGCGGCAGGCCGCGATGCGGTGTGCGGTTATATTCGGCGATGGCTTCCTCGCACATGGCGCGGAAATCGTCCCATGTCGGCAGAAGCCGGGAGGTGCCGATCTCGGCGATCTCGCGCCGCGTGGCCTTGTGCACGGCCTTCGCGGCTTCCTTGTCCATCGGTTCGCCAAGATAAGTCGGCAGTTTTTGCGCCAATGGGTTCCAGACGGAACCGTTAAACCGTTCGATGATGCCCTTCGCCTGGGAATTATACGGCAAGGCGTGCATCTTCGTGATGGAAAGACGCCCCATCAGGCCGTTGACATCGGCGTCGAACGTCTTGTTCTTGTAGCCGGGGCCACGGTCGGTATAGAAGATCGCCGGAATGCCATGGCCAACGCACGCTTTTTGCAGCGCCTCGGTGACGGATATGACGTTTTCCTTCAGGGCGATGGAAAAACCCACGCATTTACGGGTCGCCACGTCCAGAATGGAGGTGATTTCCGGCTTGAACGCCCTGTTCGTGATGGGATGCGCCACCTCGGCGTCGAAGGTCTTGCCGTCCGCCGTGTAGATGGTTGTCGGGAAAAGGTTTTCCGTCGAACGCTGGATATAGGCCATGCGTGACCGCAACGTCAGAAGCCCCTCGCGCCCCACATTGCGCTCAATGTCGTTCAGCTTGTGCTTCAGCGTGTAGCGGACCTGCTCAATGGTGAGTTTGCTCGCAGGGTTTTCCTTCCGATAGTCCTTCAGCGCTGCCGTTGCAGCCAGTTTTCCCGGCTTGGCGTAATAGGTCAGGAAAGCCTTGAACTCTTCAGAGACCGGCTCTTCTTCCTTTGTCAGCGCCGGTGCGAGCGCGGTGATGCCAGCGGCGTCACGGGCGGCAAACCAACGTTGGGCGGTGCGTAATGACACCTTGAAGCTCCCGCCGCTGCGGTCGTTCGCAAGCCGCAACGTCTCTTCCAGCAACCCGAACCCTTCCGGGTCGGAAAGCAGGGACGGCCGTTCCAGCAATAGGCGCTCTCGGCTCGAAAGAGCCTCCCCGGCCTCGGCCTTCTCCTTCGCCATGATGCGTTCGGCATGTTCCTCCTGGGCGCGGACGAACAGGAGGATGGCCTCGCGTCGGGCGGTCAGGCCGCGCATCGCCACATAGCGGTCGATGGCGACGAGGATTTCCCCGCGCGCCTCCATGGCATTCCGCTGGCGAAACCGCAGCGATGTCACTGGCAGCAGGTCGATCTTCTTGCGCTCGATCTCCCGATGCTTTTCCTGGGCGGCGAGTTGCTGCGCCTTCACCTCCATGCCATGCAGGACGGTCTGCATGATCTCGGGCAGGAGCGAACGGTGGTATTCGAGACCTCCTCCGCGACCGGCTCGTTTCCGGCAAAGGTTCGGCGGCAGTTCGTTCCATCCTTCGCGTTCGGCGAGCTTGATGACATTACTCTTGTCGCCTGGAAAACTCTTCAGGCCGCGCTCCTTGGCAATGGCGGCAAGTTCGCGGGCGTTGAACCATTCGATGTTCATCGTTTTGCCTTCCTGCGGGCGACCAGCATCTGAATGCGGGCGTCCACTTCTTCACGATGGTCAATCAGAAGGCGCTCTTCGATCAACTCGGCATATTCGTCCTCGATCACCGTCAGCCCGAACTCGCCCGGCACGAAGCCGAGCAATTCCTTGGCCCCGGTCGCATGGACGAGAGCGATGAAGGCGTCGAGTGGAATGCGGTGATCCTCCGAGCTTTCGGAGGTCCACTTGTAAAGTGTATCCGCCGACACCTTCCGGTCGAGAAACTCGCTGATCCTTTGCGCCACGACCTCACGGCTCAGCCCCTGCTCGTCGCGGGCATCGCGAAGGGCGTGGGAAATCAGCCGCGCAATCTTGGCGTCCAGCCGACCGCGACCGATCACGTCGGCGCTGTAGCCGACGGCCACCTTCGGCGGCTCCCAGGCAAACAGGTCTTTCGTGAGAGGGTCGCGGCGGCGGGCCATGGTCAGATGCGCCCCCGGCGCTTCAGCGACGCGATGACCCGGTCTTCGCTGGCGACGATCAGCCGGTCGAAATCATCGTCCGGCAGCGCCTTGAGTGTCTCGACGAACGTCTGGAACTTCTTTTCGATCGGTGAAACGGCCACGCCGTTATTCAGGAAGTCCAGCGCCTCCTGGACGCTTGCGGGAACCGCAGCGGGATCGAACACCAGATCGAGCACCTTCGCCTGCATCGCCGGTGCCTGCGCCGAAAGCAGCTTCAGTTCCGACTGTTTCCGGGCGAGATCGGTGCCGGGCAGACGCATACGGCTGGCCGGTGTCAAATCTTTCCAGATTTTAACGGCAAGTTCGATCGACCGGCGACCGAGGCCGATCTTCTCGGCGACATCCAATGAGAACGCAAAAATTTCGTTCTCATTCCTTTTGCCTCCGACGCCGCCGTGAGCACCATTCTTTGCTTCCGGATGCAGACGCTCATAAACCTGCTTCAGTTCGTACAGATGATGGCAGCGGTCCAACGCATTCAGGTCGTTGCGACCGAGGTTTTCCATCACCTCTTCGAGGCGGGCCTCGTCATCGGTCGCCGCCGTGGAAATTCTGGCACGGATTTCGGTCCAGCCGCGCCGGCCGGCACCGGCATAACGGTGCAGTCCGGTGACGAGGGTGAAACGCTGCCCGGCAGCGCGTACCGTGATCGCGTTGGTCTGGCCCTGACGGTCCATGATGAGGCCAAGCGCCTCGGCCCAGGCGAGATCGAGCGAACGGGCGCGGTCATCCGGGATGTCGATCTGATCGAGGGGAATGAAGATTTCAGTGGTCATGACAACCTGCATGCAAGGGGGATTTCGTCATGCGGAGCCGCCGCAGAGGGGGCATGCAGCGGCTCCACGAGGCCGCGCCGGACGCAAAACCGGATCGACGCGGCAAAGGAAGTCAGTTTTCCGATCGCTCCAACTCGTCGGCCACCTCGCGCAGCATCCGCGCCGCGTTCTCACGGGCGGTCTGCTCGATGTTGGTGCTCAACTGGACGATCAGTTCCTCTACGAGACGGCCGGCGGCACTCTTGAGCGCCAGCAGCGCCGGAGCGGAGATTGGCGCCGCCCTGAAAAGCGAGGCGATCTTGGCCTCGGCAGCTTCGGAAAGCTGAAACGTCGCGGCGGGAGTGAAGGAACCACCCGCGAACGCGGTGACGGTCGGCTCCGAGCCGTCCGCTTCAGAAGGCGGGTTTGCTTCCGCTTCGGAGATACCGCACTCCTGCAGGGGCACAGCGGCGCTATCGACGATAACACTGTCGATAGCGCGCGTGTCCGGGCCCATCTGGACGGTAATGCTCGGCCGCCCGGCTTCGCCATGCACATTCTCGACCATCACGTCGACCGGCTGCGCCAGTGCTTCCACTGCCTCTCCCGCCTTCTTGCGCCTGCGCTCGGCCTTGGTCTTTACCGGAGAAGGCTGGTGCTGTGGTACGGTTTCCGCCGCCGTCTCGATCCCCACAGCGAACCGGGCGGCCCCATGACTGGCAGGCACCTCGGAGACCGGCGCGGGCCGCTCGATCAGGCCCACCTGGACACCCGCCTGCCAGCGCTTGACGACGCCACGGGCGGGAGGCGTGACGGCCGCAAGCGTCAGATCGTGGCAGAAGTCATTATAGGCGACGACGCCGTTATAGCCGGGGGACATGATCGCGTCCCAAAGGCGGCAGGCCGGTTTGATCGCCTTCGGCGGCAGATCATTGAAGAACGGAATAATCGCGCTCATGCCGCACCGCCTTCCGGCAACTGGCCGAGTTCGCGGGCCATAGAAAGCCAGCCGCCGACGAAGAGGATGCGGGCCAGCGCTGTCGGCATTTCGCAGCGTTCGATGTGGGAGAGGCCCTCCCACCATCCATCGAAAGCGGCCTCCGCGCGGGCGGTCATCTCCATTTCGGAAGCGTAACCCTCCACCGCGAGGCGGATTTCCTCTTCCAGCGTGTCAGACGCCGGTTGATCGACTGACAGGATCGCGTTCATGCCGCCACCCTGGTGTCAGAGGCGGCGTTAGATTTTTGACTTTCTAACGCCGGGTATTTCGCGGTATCAAGGATGCGGGTTTTCCGAATGGGATACCGATCCGGGAAAAGTTCCTCTACGGGAACGTGGAGGAAAGCGGCCAGCGCCCTTTCGGCGGGGCGTACGGTACGGGACCAGACAGCCCGGAAGGTGTTGGGGTTGAGGCCGTTCAGTTCAGCGAGGCCGGTGAGGGTCATACTGCGATCCTCAAGCTGCTTCTTGATCTCGGACTTCGTCCACTTTTTCGGCTTGGACATCGGAACTCCTGCGACGAAAGCAGACGCGGCAGCGTCTGCTTTTTGTTGGTGATTGAAACGCATCAGCGCCATGCTTCAGCGCGGCGCAAAATAGGGATAACAGCATTTTCCTGTTTTTAAAACAGGAAAATGCTGTTTTAATGTATGGCAAGAAAAGCGATAGCGAAAACGCCTATAGGACAAAGGCTTAGCCAAATCAGGGAAGCCCTTGAATTTCCCTCAAGGGCGGCATTGGCAGCTGAATTGGGTATGCATCCCGAAACGCTTGGCGGATATGAGCGCGGCGATTCGAGCCCAGACCTAGAACTCCTAAGTCTCTATTCCCAGAGATACTCTGTTAATTTGCATTGGGTGCTCACCGGTCAGGGCAGCATGTTCCAATCACAGCGGCAGTCGCAACAGTACACCCCTGCGAGCCGTGAAGCGCGCGGCCCGCTTGGCTTGCTGAATCGCATTACTCAAAGCCTCTCAACGGCGGGTCAGCATAGTGGGGGTGCACCAGACGACCCTTCACTTAAAGCTATTAAAAGCGATATTGAACTGCTCCGTCAGCAACTGGCTGAACAGCAGCCACTGCAAATGTCTGGTGATCAACCTTCGCAACTCATTTCGGTGCCTAACGTTGGTCGATCCGACCTTGTGCCCGTGCCACTCTATGATGTGCAGGCGGCGGCTGGCGATGGCCTCGTTCCAGTGAGCGAGCACGAGCCGCCGGAAGAGGTCATTCTCACTCGCAACTTCTTTCGTCGCATCGGCGCGAGTGCTGAGTACTGCCGGATCATCTTTGCTAAGGGCGAAAGCATGCAGCCGACAATTCCGGATGGTTCGCTGCTTCTGATCGACCTCAGCAAGACCCAAATCGTAGACAATGGTGTCTTTGTCTTCCGTGTGGGCGACGGCATCAAGGTCAAGCGCGCCCGCTGGCGGGTCGACCAGCGGATCGATCTTGTGTCGGATAATCAACTTGGCGGTTATCCACCTGAAACTTATACACTCGATGAAGCTGAAGCCATTATCCCGATAGGCCGGGTGATGTGCATTATGCGCGTTCCTTAAAATGAGGCAAATTTGATGATGAAACACATTAATTTATGTGCTGCTACGCTCATTGTCCTTGCATCCGTGTCACCCGCAGTCGCGCAGACCGCCGAAGAGACAGTCTCATTTATTCTTTACGGGGTGGAAGATGGCAGAAAGATCGTGCAAGGCGGCTCCGTCATTGCCACCGTTACACAAAAGAGCCGATCGCCTGCCACCTACTTAATTTCCCCCGAAGGAAAGCTGGAGATCGATGAAGTTTCCGTGCGGGAAACGGAAAAATGCAAGTTTGAGGTCGTCGCTAAGAAGCGATCCAAGCAAACCCGCTCGACGATATTCGATTTCCAGAAGCTCAATGACGTCACTTTCACCCTTGGCTATGGTCTGCTGAATTTTTCCGGAAGGTGTGCGATCAAGGGTAACGACGGTAGCTGTAACTCTGCAACTTTGATTTCGGCGGATATGGGGACGCCCGAGCAGCGTATCCGCAAGGCTATCAGCTACATGAAGGCGACCTATTGTAGTGGCTCTGCGTTCTAAGACAGGAGCGCACAAAACCGGACCTGTCCGTTAGAACAGGCGCTTCAGCGGTCGTTTTCTAACGCAGCGGGAAACGTTTTTCATCGCCACAGTTCGGTACGTGGCTTCTTCAGTAGATCGCGGCATCTATCTAATTGAACAAAAATGCTTTTTACTGAACTGTGGCGGTGAATTCGAAACTGTCGTTGCTCGCCACAGTTTTACGGCGCGCTGGCGCTGCTATCAAGCATATCTTCGCTCTATAAAGACCACACGGCACGCTACCGCCCGCACTGCCTCATGACCAACCCACGCCCTTAAATCCCTGCGGATGAAGCGTCTCCGGCGAATGGGCGCCGTTTGTAGGCTGCTGCAAGAACTCTGAAGGGGGAATGCGCGAAAGCCGTTCAAGAATGCACGATTTTCCCTCGATTTTGGCCGGTCATTTGCATTCCGTCCGCGCGCCCGAAAGGTCCTTCCTCCCCGATTTCTCCTTTATTTCCCGTGCCTTGCCGTCACTTCGACGGAATATCTCCCATGTGACAAAGGTAGTACCCCCCTACAGTTCTACGCACGGGTTTCGCAACTCACCGGCATCCCGAAGGAGGCGGTGGCACGGGCACGCGGCTATGTCGGCGGCATCTATGCCGGGCAGTCCGCGGCAGACGGCAGGGTCATCAGCCCTTACGACGCCGCGTTGTCGGTCGCCGACGCCTATCCGGAAACGGCGGGCAGCCGCAACGACGACCCGATCCTCGACGGTTTTACCCGGGCCTATGGCGCGGCCTTCGCCGCCTATGCCCGCGACGAACTCGGCTTCAGCAGCGAGATGACCTACACCCTGCTGAACACCGACGTGAACCGGCGGTGGGAATGGAACGGCAACCGCGGCGGCGACGGACGCGCCAACGCCGGCGCCGCGGGCAATCTGCGGGACCTGCTGTCGGTCATTCCATCCTTCCGCCTCGCCGTGTTCCATGGCTACAGCGATGTGCTGACGCCCTACGGCGCGAGCCGGTATGTGATCGAGCACCTGCCTCCGGGCCTCAGCGCCGGGCGGGCGGCGCTGAAGCTCTACCGGGGCGGCCACATGTTCTACACCGACCCCGCCTCCCGCCGCAGCGTCACACGCGATGCCCGGGCGTTCTACACCGGCGCGGTCGCCAATTAG